AGTTCGGGTACAAGAACCTGTACGTCAGGGAGCAGGAGGACACCTACACCGGGGCGTTCCGGAAGGCCTATGGCTTCAAGACCACGGCGGTGACGCGCCCGGTGATCATCGGGCAGCTGATCGAGGCCATGCGGGAAGGCATCGACCTGGTGAACGACAGGACTACGCTGGAGGAGATGCTCACCTTCGTCCGGAACGATGCGAAGAAGCTTCGTCCGGAGGCCGAGGAAGGGGCGCACGACGACTGCGTGATGGCGCTGGCTATCGCCTGGTATATCAGAGACCAGCAGACCATGGCGGTGAAAACCAAAGCCCCAGAGGGCAAGACACAGTGGACAGAGGACATGTGGGAGGACTACCGGCGGGCAGACCGGGAGACGAGAGAATACCTCAGGCAGAAATGGGGGGAGCCGAAGAGATGAGCCCGAAGCTGGACTATTGGGTGACGCGGTTGGGACTGCAGGACTGGACGATCAAGCTCTACGACTGCTGCGAGCCGGAGGACATGGATGATCCCACGGCGGTGGGCTGCGTGACCTACAGCGAGGTGGGCAAGCAGGCCAAAATAGAGATCATGGACCCGGATCTCTACGGGAACCGCATCGTGCCATTCGACTACGAAAAGACCCTGGTCCACGAACTCCTCCACCTGAAAACCACGTTCCTGACCAACGTGGAAGACCCCATACAGGAGCGGGTGGGGCATCAGCTGATCGATGATTTGGCAAAGACCCTGGTGACGGTGAGACGGGAGGCGCTGGAATGAGGCGGAATCTGGACTACTGGAAGGACTGGGTGGAGAAGAACGAGGCCGCCCTGGGGGACCAGACCGAGCGGATGGACGCCAGGGAGGCGCTTTACCGGGGGGAGACCCGGGAGATCAAGCCGCTGACCGGGCGGGACACAGAGCGCAACGGCGCGCGGCGGGTCACGGTCCACCTGCGGAATATCGTGGCGGAGAACATCGAAAGCGAGGTATCCTCCACCATCCCGCAGCCCAAGGTAACCGCCAGGCGGAAGGCAGACGAAGCCCGGGCGAAGATCCTGGAGGACATGCTGCGGAACGAGCTGGACCGGCTGCCCATGGAGGAGCTGAACGACGCCGCGGAGCGCATCGTGCCCATCCAGGGCGGCATCTATTGGCTGGTGGAGTGGGACGAAGGGCACGACACGCCCAGCGCCCACGGGGACGTCACCGTCTCCTGGCTGCATCCCAAGCAGGTGATCCCCCAGGACGGCGTATACGGAGCCGTGGAGGACATGGACGCCATCGCCATCAAGCTCCCCCAGACCCGGAGCTATATCCGAAGGACCTACGGCAAAAAGCTGGACGAGGGAGAGGGGGAATCGGATCCCGATATCCGCACCCTGGACAAGGACTCCAGCCCGGCGGACGATCTGGTCACCCAGTACGTGGTGTACTACCGCAACGACGACGGCGGCATCGGGAAGTTTTCCTGGGTGAACGACACCGTGCTGGAAGACGTGGGCGACTTCGAGGCCCGCAGAGTGAAAACCTGCCAAAACTGCGGCGAAGTCCTCCGGGCCGGGCAGGAGACCTGTCCCAAATGCGGAGCCGACCAGACGGAGGAGAGCACCATGGATACCGAGGAGATCTGGGACGGGATCTCCACGGCCAACGGCACCCGGATCCCCGGGGCGGAGTTGGTGGGAGACGAGATGGGCCTGCCGGCCATGAAGCCGACAGAGCTGCCCTACTACAAGCCGGATGTCTTCCCCGTATTCCTGCAGCGGAACGTCTCCGTCTTCGGGCGGCTGCTGGGGGACAGCGACGTGGACAAGATCGCGGACCAGCAGAATACCGTCTCCCGGATGGAGACCAAGATCATCGACCGGTTTATCAAGGCGGGCACCCGGATCACCCTGCCGGACAACGCGGACATCCGCATCGATCCGGAGGATCAGGAGAAAATCTACATCTCCAAGCCGCAGGATATGGCCATGATCGGTGTGCACCAGTTTTCGGGGGATCTTTCTCAGGAGATGGCCTACCTGGCCCAGGTGTACGAGGAGGCGCGGCAGATCCTGGGGATCACGGACTCCTTCCAGGGAAGACGGGACACCACCGCTCAGAGCGGCGTGGCTAAGGAATTCGCCGCCCAGCAGAGCGCCGGCCGGCTGGAGAGCAAGCGGGTGCTGAAAGAGGCGGCCTACGCGGAGCTCTTTAAGCGCATTGTCCAGCTGAAGGTGGCCTATGCGGACGAAGAGAGACCTGTGGTAGCCACGGATGACCGGGGGCAGGCGCAGTATGAGGCCTTTAACCGCTATGACTTCTATGAGCAGGATCCGCAGACCGGGGAGTGGCACTGCATCCTGGACGACGACCGGTTCCTCTTTTCCTGCGACGTTTCCGCCCCGCTGGCCAATAACCGCCAGCAGATGTGGAGCGACACTACGCAGATGCTCCAGATGGGCGCCTTCGGCCAGCCCCAGGCGCTGGAGACCCTGCTGCTGTACTGGACCAAGATGGAGCTGCTCCACTATCCCGGGGCCAGCGACACCAAGGAATACCTGCAGGCCCTGCGGGAGGAGCAGATGCAGCAGCAGATGCAGATGCAGCAGATGCAGATCGAAGCTCAGGAGCGGGCGGCAGCCGAGCAGAGAGCCCGGGAGGATCAGCAGGCCCAGCAGCAGGCCATGAGAGACATGGAGCAGCGGGCCAGAGACGACGCCTGGCGCACCGCGCAGGCCAAGATGGGACGGCTGAGAGGGCCGGTCCCTGTATGATATCCACCGCCTCGGCGGAAGATATACTCGCCCGGCCAGCGCAAAAGGGCCAGCTCGCAGGGGAACAGCGGAAAAATCCCAAAGTCCACGAGGAAGGAGGAGCTACAATGGCGGAAAAATCCTACGCGGGCAAGATCGCCCAGACCGGCAGCCAGGTGGTGAAGGCCCCGGCTCAGGTATCCCCGAAGAAGGGCACCGGCAAGGTGAAGAAGGGCGACGATCTCCGGAACGGCGGCGGCCGGTAACCGAATCCTGAACTATCGCACTGAACGCGAAAAAATCTGATCGCTTAGCCAGCGGAAAAAGGCAGGAGGAACCATGGATAACGTCAACTACGACGAGCTATTCGGTCTCCAGGAGGAGGCTGACGATACCACAACCGCGGATCCCGCGGCGGAACAGGCCGAAACACCGGCCGAGCAGCAGGCTGAGACACCGCCCGAGCAGCCGACGGAGCCCACCCCGGAGCAGCGCGAGCAGCAGAGCCGCGAGGAACGGAGCCGCCAGGCTTTTGCCCGGAGGATCCGGGAAGCGGAGGAGCGGGGCGCAAAGGCGGAGCGTGAGCGGGTCAACGCCCTCATCGCCGAGATGGACATCAGCGAGGACACGGAGGACGGGCAGACCGTCCGGATCGATAACCTGGACAAGGCCAGCGATTACGTCAAGCGGCAGCGGAAGGCCAGAATAGACGCCGGCACTCCTACCGAAGCTGACATCCAGCACATCGTCCAGGAGCAGCTGAACCGGCAGGCCCAGCCGCCCGCATCGGGCATCAGCGCCGAGGACAAGGCAGAAATGGACCGGCAGCTGGCCCAAATCGCCCGGATGGATCCCAACATGAAGGACCTGGGCGCCATTCTGGGCAGCGAGATCGGCCCCGCCTTCCGGCAGTATATCGGATCGGGAGACGACTTCGTCACCGCCTTTTATAAAGCGGGGCAGCTCAAAGCCGCTGCAGCCCAGCAGGCCGCCGCGGCGGAGAAGGCCAAGGCCGCCAGCAAGGGGCACCTGAGCCCCACCCGGCAGCAGGGAGACGGCGCGCTGCCCGTTCCGCCCGACGAAATGGCCCTGTTCCGGGAGCTGATGCCCGGCGCATCCGCGGAGGAGATCCAGCGGTACTACAATGCGGACCGGAAAAAGTACGGTCCCAAATGAAAGGAGAATTGATCCTCAATGGCTAGAGGTTTTATCCCCTACAGCAACGAGGAGGGCCGTGTTACTCCCTGGGAGTACCTGCCCTGCACCGGCAGCACCGCGCCGTCCATCGGTCTGGCTCTGGTGCTGAGCTCCGGCAAGCTGGCCAAGGCCAGCGGCACCACCAAGCCCACCCACATCTGCATGTGCGAAGCGCCCGCCGCCCTCACGGCCGGCACCCTGATCCCCGTGATCGCCGTCCATCCCGACGAGATCTTTGAGTGTGTGAATCAGGCGTCCCTCAACGGCGTCAACATCGGCCAGGCCGTGACCATCTACACCGACGGCCTTCAGGTCACCGCCACCACCAGCTCCGGCGTCGCCACTATCGTGGACAAGACTCCGGGCACCGGCACGGGCAACAGAACGCTCGTGAAATTCCTGTAAGAAAGGAGGAGCATGAATCATGGCTAACATCACGTTTTCCGAGGCTTCCGGCGTCAACGACAGCATCTTCGGCAAGTCTCAGGCCCCGATCCGCATGTTCATCGAGAAGCGGGGCGAGCAGTTTGAGCAGCAGTCCGTGGTGAAGGAGCTCTTCCGGACGGAAAAGAGCACCCATTTCGGGGAGAAGTTCACCAGTCTCACCGCCATGGACGGCTTCCAGGTCACCGGCGAGAACGGGGCGTATCCCACGGACGGCCAGGAAGAGGGCTACAGCAAGATCCTCGAGGCGGTGGAGTGGAAAGATTCCTTCTCCATCTCCAAGAAAATCATCGAGGACAGCAAGCTGATGGATCTGCGGCAGAAGCCTGCGGCCTTCGTCACCGCCTACTACCGCACCCGGGAGAAGTTCGGCGCCGCCCTTTTGGGCAACGCCATCCAGGGCAACGCCTCCATGTCCTTCGCGGGCGGCACCTTCGACCTGAAGGGCGCAGACGGCCAGAACCTGTTCTACGCTTCCCACCCCGCCAAGATCAAAGGCGCGGCGCAGTGCAACCTCTGGGCAGATGATTTCAGCGACGACGCCCTGGGCATGCTGGCGGTGAAGATGCAGAACACCTACGGCGACAACGGCGAGATCCTGGACGTGGCGCCGGACACCATCATCATCCCCAACATCCACAGCCTGAAGAAGGCCGTCTTCGCCGCCATCGGCGCGGACAAGGACCCCGATACCGCCAACAACGGCTTCAACTACCAGTTCGGCCGGTGGAACGTGATCGTCTGGTCCTACCTGAACCAGTACATCACCGCCGGCACCACCCCCTGGCTCCTGCTGGACAGCCGCTACAACGAGGAATACGGCAGCCTGATCTGGCTGGACCGTGTCGCCCTGGAGGTCTCCTCCAAGATCGACGACAACACGGACGCCAACGTCTGGCGCGGCCGGGCCCGGTACACCGCGGGCTTCCACGACTGGCGCGGCATCGCCTGTGCCGGTGTGAGCGGCGCGACTGCCCTCTCCTAAGGGGGTGGCGTGAATGGATTTTACTCGACTGAATATCAAGGGGCTGCTGGGCGCCGCTCGGATTTCCACCGGGGCCAACATGACGCTGGCGGAGAAGGACCGGGCGTTCATCCTCATGATCGATGCGACGGCCGCCAGCAAGACAGTGACCCTTGACCTGCCGGAAAATGCCTGCTGCATCGTTGCAAACACCGGGAGCAACGCCTTCACGTTGAAGAACGTCAGCGGAGACACCGGCACGAGCGTCGCGGCCGATACGGTATATCTGGTCGCGGCAAGCAGGACGGCCAACTCCAGCGATGTCATTGCGCTGGTCGCCGCCGGCGGTAAGTAAGGCGGCACAAAACATATAAAGGCGGGGCGTTATGCCCCGCCTTTTGCGAAAGGAGAGATAACCATGGCGATTACATTTCTAGGCTACATCGACGGCCCGGAAGAGATGAT